CAGTTTGAAACTATCACACCTAATGTTCAAATTCTCACTCCTCCCGGAACTTCGGTATCTGGAAGAGCTAGAACAATTTCTGCAACCAGTGTAGATGGTTCTGAAGAATCTTTCATTGATCAAGGATTCCAGTCAATCGATCTTGGTGGACAAAATCATTTTGATACTCCAAGAATGATTGCTTCTGAGATCAATGAAGTAGAGCAATTAGACACACTTCCTGCGAACAAGTCGTTCACATTGGAACATATTATGGTAACAACTGATTTTAATGTATCTCCTGTTATCGATCTTGATAGAGTCAACGTTTGTTTGACAACTAACAGAATCAACAGCCCTGTAAGTAACTTTGCAACCGATCCTAACGTAAGAATAACCGGGCAAGATCCTTGCGCTTCTACATATGTCTCCAAACTCATCGTTCTGGAGAATCCTGCTAGTGAGATTAAAGTTAGTTTCGCCGCATACAGAAGAAATTCTTCAGACATCAGAGTGTTCTTTAAGACTTTGAGTGAGGGTTCTACTGAGAACTCAATGAACGTTAACTTTACACCTTTCCCCGGTACAGGTAACTTCACTCAAGGTGGAACTGTTCTCAACTCCTCCGCAAGTAATGGTTTACCTGATTCTTTGACAACACCAAGCACAGACTTTGGTTATAAAGATTATGACTTTACTACAGGAAGTATTCCTAGATTCACTAAGTTCCAAATCAAGATTGATATGGTTGGAACGAATCAGGCTGAACCACCATACATCAAAGACCTCCGCGCTATTGCACTTGCATAATGTCTGATTATATCAAAGTAGAGGGTCATTCGGATTTAGCCCGAGACCCTAACACTCAAGCGATTATCAATAGAGATCGATCTGCTTATGAAAACTACATGGCTAGAAAAGAAACCTTGGAAAAGAAAAATTCTGAGTTCGATACAATGAAAGAAGAACTTGACAATGTAAAGAGTGATATTGGAGATATCAAACATATGTTGTCTTCTATCGTACAAAAACTAAATAGTTAGAAAAAATGGCACAGAAGGTAATTACATTTGACCCAGAAGTTGCCGTTCCCTTTGGATCTAATCTGACCATTTTCTCTGGCGCAGATTTTGATGCAGTCTTCACGGTAAAAACCTCTGCAGGTTCTAGTATTAACTTCACTGGTTATACAGGAACCAGTAACATGAAGAAGTCTGTAATTGGAACAGCAAACACTTTTACTGTGGGACTGGGGGGTGATAGTGGTAGAATCACCATTTCAATGGGTTCTACAGAAACCAGAAGTTTGGAAGAGGGCAGATACCTCTACGACGTAAATGTAAGTTCTGGTTCTACCTTCTTTAAAGTAATTGAAGGTAACATCATTGTCAGGGCAGGAATTTCGACTTAAGAGGTAGATGAATGGCTCAACCAAGTTCAAGACAAGGTTTAATTGATTATGCCAAAAGACAATTAGGTTATCCTGTTCTAGAAATCAACGTAGCTGACGAACAGTTTCAAGACCTGTTAGACGATGCTGTTCAAATGTATCAAGAACGTCATTATGACGGTATTGAGAGAATGTACCTCAAGTATAAGATTACTGAGGATGACATCAATAGGGGACGTGCCAGGGGTAATAGTAGTGCGGCGGGTATTACCACCACAAGTACTACTTCAACCATCGTAGGCACCGCCGTAACGTTCTCTCTGGAAGAGAATAGTAACTATATCGAAATTCCACCATCTGTCATTGGTGTCAACACGATTCTCAGGGTTCGATCTGACACTGTATATGATGGACTTTTCAATATTAAATATCAATTGTTCCTGAATGATGTCTATAATTTCCAATCTATTGACTTACTTCAATATACAATGGTTCAAACTTATCTTGAAGATATCACACACTTATTGAATCCAGAAGTAAGATATCGTTTCAACATTCGCCAAGATAGACTTTATGTTGATGTTGATTGGGCACAGTTGACCGCAGGAGATTACTTAGTGATTGATTGCTTTAGAATTCTTGATCCGAATGATTTTACTCGTGTATATAATGCACCATTCTTGAAGAAATACTTCACTGCATTGTGTAAGAAACAGTGGGGTATGAACTTGATCAAATTCCAGGGTGTTCAACTTCCTGGTGGTGTTCAACTGAATGGAAGACAAATATATGATGATGGCGTAAAAGAATTAGAAACAATTGAATCTAAGATGCCATCAACATATGAAATGCCTCCCCTTGATATGATCGGGTAATGTTAAATCCTTTTTTCCTACAGGGTTCCCAAGGGGAACAAGGTCTGGTTCAAGACCTAATCAATGAACAGTTGAGAATGTATGGTATTGAATGCCATTACATTCCCAGAAAGTTGATGACTTCTAAAACAATCATGAAAGAAGTGATTGAGTCTAGATTTGATCAGGCTTTTCCATTGGAAACTTATTTAATGAATACTGATGGATATGCAGGTCAGGGAGAACTTCTAACTAAGTTCGGTATCCGTAATGTTGATGAAGCAAATTTTATTATTTCAAAAGAAAGATTTGAAGAAGCTATTGCACCATTTTTAAAAGAACAAAATGAGTATGAACTTACTCGTCCTAAGGAAGGTGATTTGATTTTCTTCCCACTGGGCAAAAGACTATTTGAAATCAAGTTTGTAGAACATGAAAAACCTTTTTATCAACTGAATCAAACATATGTCTATCAACTTAATTGTGAACTATTTGAATATGAAGATGAAGTTATTGATACTGATGTATCTGTAATTGATCAAGTAGTTCAAACCGAAGGATACTTTGCACGACTCATTCTTTCAGAGGTTGGTAGTAATGCAACGGCTAATACTGGAGTTGTATTCAATGCAGTCAATCAAATTTTTATAGAAGATGATGGATATGGTTATACAACTGCCCCAACCGTATCCATTAGCACATCTCCTGGAACTGATGCAACTGCGGTAGCTATCATGACTGAAAGGTCTGGTATTGCCACCGGTCAATCCATCGATAGGATTTTAATCTTAAACCCTGGTAGTGGGTACACTGGTATCCCGACTGTTAGTGTCAGTGGTTCTGGTATCGCCACTGCTGGCATTACAACTTTAGGTGCGGTCGGTATTGTTACAATTACAAGTGGTGGTTCTGGTTATACAACATCACCTACGGTTACATTCTCCGCACCAACATCTGGCACCACTGCAACTGGTGAAGTTGTTATGATTGGAGGCACAATCAGTACAGTTCGACTATCCAACGCTGGTACTGGATATACGGCTGGTCAGAACGTCACTGTCACGATTGGTGCTGCAACAACAATTGCCACCGGAAACTATGTCTTTAATGAAACTGTATCTGTTGGTGATGTTACCGCGAGAGTTAAGGTTTGGGACGCAAGTTCTAACACTCTGGACATCAATATGTTGAGTACGATGGAATTCCCAATCGGTGGTAAAATTATCGGACAAGAATCTGGTGCAACATATATCATCAAGTCTGTCAGTTATGACACACCAACAGACTTCCCTAATGATGATCTATATCAAGCGAATCAGTATAATGATAATGCAGAATTTGAGACCGAAGCTGATAACTTATTAGACTTCTCAGAGAGGAACCCGTTCGGTACTTTCTAAATAGTTAGAAAATACTTGAAATGTTAGGCACTTACTTCTATCATGAAATATTAAGAAAGACAGTCATCGGTTTCGGTACTCTCTTCAATGATATTAATATTCGACACCGCGATGCGAGTGGAACAAGTTTCAGCAACTTGAAAGTTCCACTTGCATATGGACCTATTCAGAAGTTTTTAGCAAGAATTCAACAACAACCAAATCTTGATAGAGAGATTGCATTAACATTACCTCGACTCTCCTTTGAGTTGACAGGTCTACAATATGATCCATCTAGAAAAACTGGTGTTACACAGACATTCATAGCCAATCAGGATGGGAATGTAAAAAAAGTTTATATGCCTGTCCCATATAATGTAACATTTGAATTGAATGTTATCTCTAAACTTAATGATGACTCTCTTCAAATTATTGAGCAGATTCTTCCATATTTTCAACCATCTTTCAATATTACAATCAATTTAATTAGTGCAATTGGTGAAAAGAAGGATGTACCGATTGTGATGGAGAGTATCACACAGAACGATCAATATGAGGGTGGTTTTGATAGTCGTAGATTAATTATCCATACTCTTAGATTCACGGCAAAAACATACTTGTTTGGACCTGTTGCAGACAGCACTGATGGTCTTATCAAAAGAGTGGATGTGGACTACTACACCAGTACAAATATCAAGACTGCTAAGAGAGTACAGAGATATACCGCAACTCCAAAAGCGTTGCAAGACTATAATGACGATAACGCAACTACCGTCGATGGCGCAATATCCACAAAAGTTACAAAAATCAAAGTCAATGCATCCACCGATCTTACAGTCGGTGGTCGTATTATCATCGGCGGTGAAATTATGTACGTTGAGAACATTAATGGTCAAGACGTTAATGTCATCAGAGG